AAAACATGGATACCGAACTGGTGTTGATGTTGTGTGAGGCAACTGAGGAACGAACACGGCTTCGCATTATGTTGCAGGCTGATCAGGCGTTGTGGCGTGAGCGTAGAGCCTTGCGTGAAGTTGATCGCCAAATCATTACGCTGTTGGGTCAGATAGGATTCACACCATCAGAGCGAGGGATGTTAGGAACGGGAGAAGTTACAAAGCATGAGTTCAGCGATCTCCACAAACGCATTGCCGAAAAGCGTTCTGCCCAACGCTAAGTGGCAGCCAGCGTTTTATACAGCAAGAAAAAATAAATCAACGGATGGCGATGAAATCATTTCGTTTGCCGAAAACTATTTTAATGTTCTAAAAGGTTTCCGTTCGGGCGAACCGCTGGTATTTACTAACTGGCAGAAGTGGCTGTTGCGTTCTTTGTATGAGCGTAATGATGTAACGGGCAGGCTTCGTTATCGGCGTGCTCTTATCGGTTTGCCACGCAAGCAGGGCAAGTCTTTGATGATGTCTGCTGTTGGTGTGTACGGGATGATCGCAGGCGAATCAGGTTCAGAAGTTTATGCGGTAGCAAACGATAGACAGCAGGCACGAATTATTTTTAATGAAGCGAAACAGCAGATTGTTAATAGTCCATTGTTGGCGGCAGAGTCAAAGGTGTATCGGGATGCGATTGAGATGCCACGCTTTGGTTCGGTGTTCCGTGTGCTGTCATCAGATTTTAAGGGGCAAGCAGGATTAAATCCGTCACTAGTTTTGTTTGATGAATTGTGGGGGCAGAACAACAGCGATCTTTACGATCAGATGACTTTAGGTTCGGGCGCACGAATAGAACCGCTAACAGTAAGCATCACCACTGCTGGCTATGACTTGGATTCGTTGGCAGGCAAGTTGTATCAGTACGGCAAACAGGTTGCTTCGGGCGAAGTTGATGATGACCAGTTTGGTTTCTGGTGGTGGGAAGCACCTGAGGACTGCAAAGTGGATGACCGTAAAGCGTGGCAGGTATCTAATCCGAACTTGGCTGAAGGGTTACTTGATCCAGAGGATTTAGCGGTGGCTGTGAAACAAACTTCTGAGATGGGTATGCGGAGATGGCGACTCAATCAATGGGTGCGTTCACAAGAATCGTGGCTTCCTGTTGGTGCGTGGGAACAATGCGTATCAGATGCGCCGCTAGATCGTGAGTTACCTGTTTGGGTTGGGATTGATATGGCGTTACGCCACGACACCATCGCAGTTTGTATTGCACAACCGCAGGCAGGTCGGGTTGTATTGCGTGCAAAGATTTGGCAACCAGAGTTAGAAGGTGTTGATACCGCCGATGTTGAACACTATTTGCGGCAAGTACATTCCGAATATGAGGTTCGGGAGTTTGCGTTTGACCCTGCCTATTTTCAGCGCAGCGCAGAAGCCCTATCTGATGACGGGCTACCAATGGTTGAGTTTCCGCAGTCGGGCGCACGCATGATCCCTGCCTGTGGCAACGCCTATGAAATGATTGTGAACCGAAAGATCGCCCACGATGGATCACCAACATTCACCGACCAAGTGCTATCTGCTGCGCAACGCATGACCGATACAGGCTGGAGGCTTTCCAAAGGTAAATCAAAACGGAAGATAGACGCTTGTATTGCTATGGTTATAGCGTTAGACCGTTGCACAACTAAACCCATCACACCCACAGAAGCAACAGTATTGGATATTTGGTCATGAGCAAAAAAGATTTGGTTACAACTATGATAGAAATTGTTGGCGGCATCTGCATCGCTGTCGGTGTCGGCTCATTTAATGTTGCTGCTGGTGTTATTGTTGCAGGCGTTCTTATGATTATTGGTGGAGGCTTAGCGGCATGAGTTTATGGAAACGGACTGAGCAGCGTGCTTTGCCTACGAGCATTGACCCGTATCAGATAACTGCACGCCCGTTCTACAACAACTGGTCAGGCGAAGTTGTTACTGAACTTACAGCGTTTGCTCATAGTGCAGTTATGGCTTCGGTCAGTATTCTTTCTGATTCTGTTGCATCAATGCCACTTGAGTTGATTAGAAAGCGTGGAGGAAGAATTGAAAACCTGCCAACTCCATCCGTCTTGCAGAAACCGAACGACAGACAAACAATGTTTGAGTTCATTCACCAAACCATGCTCACTCTTACAGTTCATGGCAACGCATACATTTACGCCCCAAGAGGGTCAAATGGGCTACCTGTTGAAATGCGCAATATTCACCCCAAATCAATAAAGAACATTCAATATTCTGATATGGGGCAAACCTTTTATGAGGTTGGCAAAGAACAGTTTTCGTCAGATGACATTATTGCTATCCACTGGATGATTCTGCCAAACCAAAAAATCGGTTTATCACCGATAGAAACTTTGCGCAACACAATCGGCATGGGGCTTGCGATGGATCGTTTCCTTTCACAGTTTTATGGTGAAGGAGCAACACCATCCAGCGTATTAGAAACAGATCAGTCAATAACCCCTGAACAAGCGAAACAAATCCGTGACAACTGGGAAGAATCCCACTATAAACACCGCAAACCTGCGGTACTTCAAGGTGGATTAAAGTGGCGTTCAATCACTACAAGTGCAGCCGATATGCAAATGTTGGAACACAAAGAATCAATCATCCGTGATATTGCTCGTGTTTACCGCATCCCTTTGCACCTGATCATCGGCAGTGGCGGCGATTCGCAGACATACCAGAACCTTGAAGCATTAGGTTCAGCGTTCTACAAATACACGCTGCTTGGTTGGGTGCGCAGACTTGAAGAAGCAATTTCAAGTGTGCTGCCAGCAGGAACAGAAGTGAAGTTTAACGCTGATGAGTTCTTGCGTGCCGATCTCACGACCCGTGTCAAGGCGCAACAAATCCAAATAATGTCAGGCACAATGACACCGAACGAGGCAAGAGCCATAGAAAACTATGAGCCGTATGAAGGCGGAGATCAGTTTGTGTTGGGTATCGCTGGAACTGCTGTCGCAGGTATTGAAGGCGGAGAGTTACCAACATTAGGAACAGACCCGAAACCACCAATAAGATAATTTATGCCTTACGGAATATCAGCAAACCAATCCGATTGTTCTAATTGGGCTGCAGTAAAGATTGAATCAGACGGATCTGCAACAACGCTTGCCTGCTATGACACTAAACAGGATGCCATTGACCGTATGGTGGCACAATCTTTGGCTGAAGGCATGGAACCAGCAGGCGAAGTAGGTCAGCGCAAGATGGACAAACGGAATGATGAACTGGTTGCTTTCATTGATTCGGCAATAATGATTTTGATGCAAGCCAAAGCATCCTATGAATCTGATGACGAAATGGAAGATGAACCAGAGGAAATGGTTGAGGATGCGGAGTATCGGGCAGTTAATTTGTCTGCGCCAGCGTTCATGCGTGCTTCAGCCAAACGAGGTTTAGCGTTACACGCTGAAGGATTATCAGGTGACGGGCTTATGCCTGCAACTGTTGCCGATGCTCGCCGTATGGCTAACGGTGAATCTTTAAGTGAAAACAAGTGGCGCAAAATATCTCCTTGGATTGCACGCCACATTGTTGATCTTGACGCTGTTCAAGGTGACGAAATCACCGCAGGACTGGTAGCAATGTTGCTGTGGGGTGGCGGCTCAAGTAAATCATCTGCAAGACGGGCGCAAGCATACGCAGAAAGAATCGTTGCACAACTAGACGAAGATGAACAACGAGCACCAGCACCACCTAAAGATCAAATCAAAGGCAGCGATGAAAACCCTTCAGGTTCAGCAGCAGACAAAACTGGTGGAATCAAAATTAGTGAAGCAACAGAAAAAGCGTTACAAAACAAACTTACCGAACACAACGAAAAGATGACCGAAGATGGTCGCCCTGATTGGACTAAGACAACGATGGGTGCGTTGAAGGCTGTGTATCGGCGTGGAGCAGGTGCGTTTTCCACATCTCATAGACCAGGAATGGCTAGGGCGCAATGGGCTATGGCTAGAGTAAATGCGTTCCTTTACCTTTGCAGGACTGGTTCACCAGAAAACAAAAACTATGTTCAAGACAACGATCTACTAAAGTCTGAACATCCAAAGTATTCTTCCGATAACAAAGACAAATAAAACCATATACAGTGGAGTCACTATGAGCGAACTATGCAACTGGGTAGCAAAACCATTAGACGAGAAGCGCACGATTGCGTACAGCAATCTTGAAGTTCGTGCTGAAGGCAACGGAAACACACTTGTTGGTTACGCAGCGTTGTTTGATTCACCATCAGAACCAATGCCATTCATTGAATATGTGAAGCGTGGTGCGTTCAGCAAAACTTTGAATGATGGCGCAGATGTGCGCCTACTTATTAATCATGAAGGCGTACCACTTGCCCGTTCTAAGAGTGGCACATTGGCTTTGGAAGAAGATGAGCGTGGACTACGAGTAGAGGCTGACCTTGATCCGATGAACCCTGATTCGGCTCGTATCCTTTCCGCCATGAAGCGTGGCGACATATCACAAATGAGTTTCGCCTTCCGCACCATCAAAGATTCTTTCAACGCTGATAGATCAGTTCGTGAGTTGCGTGAAGTCCAGTTGTTTGATGTGAGCGTTGTTACTTTCCCTGCGTATGAGGAAACGATGGCAGAGTTGCGCAGCCAAAATATTCCTGTTACTGTTGCATCAGTTTCTACTTTGAGCCTGAGAAAAAATCAGGTTGCTTTGCAGAAACTTCGCAGCCGTTAGACAGCCGACCCTAGAACGGGTCACTGATCTCCTGACACTGAGAAAGAAACATAAACAACTATTGACCACAGGAGGTCATAATGTCATTTTCCAAGAACCTAATTGAAAAGCGTGATGCTGCGCTCGCAAAGGCTGACGCCATTGTTGAAGCAGCACAAGCAGAAGCCCGTGAACTGTCACCAGAACAAGATGCCGAAATTGTTTCAGCACTTGAAGAAGTGCGTTCATTGGATGAGCAGATTGCCACCCACAGCGAACTCGAAAAGCGTTCGGCTGAAGCAGCAGAACTTCGCAAAGAAAAAAAGTTTGATGCCGCAGTTGCACCAGCAGTAGTTAAGTCAGAAGCACGCACTTACAGCCCGAAGGCTGAAACTTCGTTTATCGCTGACGCATACTCCGCACAGTTCAACAACGACTTCGCAGCCAAAGAGCGTCTTGCACGCCACATGAACGAAG